GGTTTAGCTCCTACCTCATTTTGATAGCGAGCGTAAAGACCTTGGACTGCTAACTTAGCTTGCGAAACTGTACCACCTGTGACGGCCTCGTCAAAAGCTTCAACTTCTTCTTGTGGTAAATTCTCGTTCGCCCACTCAGCCATCGCTTCGTAGTTCCCTTGAGCCACGCTTTTGATTTGTCCTTCTTCAGATGATAACAATGCTTGCTGACCTGCTGCGTAGCTGTCAACTAAATCTCTGGGAAGTCCAGCTTTCTCTAAAGTGTTATAAGTTTCCTCACTGAGTTGACCGTCGTTTTCAAAGAACTCTTTACTAGCTTCCGCAACCGCTTGGTATGCTTCACTACTATTCTCTTCAGTTTGTTCTTCTTTGTCCTCAGCTTTCTCTTCAACTTGTTCAGGTTCTTCCGTACCTTCTTCAGTAGGTTGTCCAAGTTTCTTTTCCAATTCGGAGTACGCTTTCGACATATCCTCTGGACTCTTGAATTTTTCGGGGAGCCATTCCGGGCGGTCGCTTTGCTCTTGCGGTAGTTCCTCGCTCTCGGTGTTGGTTTCTTCTTCGGGTTCGATTTCACTTGGTGCTTTCTCATTGATCTCTACTCGGTGTAATTCAGCCATTGTTTGTTATTCCTCTTGAGGTGGTTCTTGTTGAGCCATGTACTGCTCTTGTGCAGCATTGATAGCAGGTGCTACAGCAGGTCCGCCTAACTTCATCATCATCTCTTGTTGTTGTGCTTGCTGCATAGCTTGTTGAATTTCTTCTTCCGTCTTTATTAGCCCTTCGGTTTCTATACCTAGAGCAGTAGCACGACGTTTAAAGTAATCACTGACATTCAAGTATTGAGTTACAGCTTGTGGACCTACTACTTGGTTAGCTCCCGCAAGGAACATATCTAATCTATTAAGATCGTTACCTCTACCTAATGCTTCTACACCTGTAACAATAGTAGGCTTAACAATATCTTTAGGTATCTTAGGTAGACGCTTATCCTTAGACATCTTATCCATCAACCTAGTAACGATGGGTAGCTGTAGCTCCTGTGATAACAAAGAGTAAAGACCACCTAATGCAGACTCTAACTCTTGACTGAGCATCCGTATCTCTTCAGCTGTTACTCGTTCTGCATCTCTAACGACACCACTAGTAAGTAAGAAGGCTTGGCTCAAGCGATCTGTTATACCAGCCATAGTAGTCTGAGCAGTACGGAAGTCGTTGAACTTATTAAGCTGTAATACAGATACATCTGCTTCACTACCTTGTACGATTGCTCCGTTAGGTGCTTCTGCTAATGTCCTTGATCTAGTTGTACCGTTCGGATTGACCATGAACAATACCTTAGCTGCTGCTGCACTACCTTCGACGATAGCTTTGGTCAGTGCTTCTAAACTTTTTAAGTCTCCGATGTACTCTTCAACAAAGCCTCTGCCGTAGTCCTCTCCATCAATCTGAGTGTAACGTAACGGGAGCCACGGGGACTTTTCGATGGGATACTTACCCACACTTTCTTCGATGAGGATACCTTTGACATCTTGATATACGTTAAAGTGATCTCCTTCCCGCACTACTGCTGTATATAGATCACAAGTGTTTTCTTTCTCTTGCCTGTATACTTCTTCACGAACACTCTCAGGAAGCATCATAGGAGCTACAGTTTCTTTAATAGCTATGTGCGTAACGTTACCCATTGGATCACGCTTGATGACATAACGATCTAGTTTAAAGACACGCATACCACCTTCGTCAGGTAGATACAATAAAGAGTTACCAGTAACTAATAAGTTCTTGAGTGCTTGGAAGATACCGTTCCTAAAGTTCTGTACTTCTACCTCTTGTGATACACTACGCTCTACATCAGCTAATGCTTTCTCTAAGTCAGTGCGTAGTTGTTCAGCTCCTTCTACTCCTATATCTTCCTTGGCTTTGTCTAACTCATAACGATCTATAACAAGTCGGAAGAAGGGAGCGTTGGGTGGAAGCAGTGCTAACAATAACTTACTACTTAGATTGAGTACACCTCTAGCTCCTATACCTTGATACGGCGTGTAGTATTTACTGGCGTGACTATGACCGTCAGGTGGTAAGACATAGGGAAGTGTAAGCTCAGAAGAAGTACGGCCTCTATCTAAGAAAGAGTACCGCTGGTTCTCCAACGAGTGATATAACCCTTGGGCTGTTTCTTGCATATCTTATGTGGATGTGTAGTACTGCCAATCTGTTCCGTCAGCTACATACAATCTATCTGTGTCATAGGCGTAGTATAAATCACCTGCTGTTGTAGGCGATCTAGCTTCTATAGCTGCTTGCGTATCGTAGTAAGCTCTTAGTGTACCGCTCACAGAATCAAATCCATACAACACTTCAAAGGAAGGTCGAACGAAGTTACTTGGCAACGGTGTTATGTTGCTAGGTTTTTCAAGCGTTGCCGGAAACTCAAGCGACATATCTTATAAGGAGTCTACAGTACCAGATGCGTAAACGCTATGAGTTCCTGAAGTGTAAGCACTGATGTTAGCTCTTATCTTTTCGTAGTGTCCGTGATCGTCACGAATCATAATTGATCCAGCAGACGAAACAGATTGACTGTGTATAACGTGCCAAGCAGATGACTCACTGAAGTAAGCTTCGATGTCTACCGTAGCAGTACCTGAAACTGTTGTTGCTATTAAGAACGTCCATCCCTTAGAACGCTCAACATGAAACTCCGCACCCGGTGCATCTGAAGTGCCATTTAATAATAATGTTTTCTTATCTAAACTTCTCATATCTATCTAACTGTTATTGTGAAAGCTGTACACCTGTACCGCCACTACTTCCCATGCCGATGCTAGGACGACGACGAGCTGTAACTTGAGCCGTACCACGACGACGTTTAGTAGGTTGAGTAGCTCTCTTAGTAGGTGCTTTCGCAGCCATAGCTAACGGAGGTGGAGGAGGTGCGGGAGGCGGTGGAGGAGGTGGAATCTCAGGCATCGCTGGCATCTTAGGTTGTGAAAAACACATGGCTACTATACTTGTTTGGTTACTATATCGTTTTGAAGTTGGTCGTCGTAAGTCTGTTGTAGGTAAGTTATTACACTACGCTGTCCTGACTTATACCATATCACTCTGTCTTCGTCTGTCAAGAGGGGACATTTATCTGGGAATAGTTTGTCAAGTTTATTGATGAGGTCTTGCGACAAAGCGGGTAGTACTATTTCTTCGTTCATATTGCTTTTTATATCAGGCGTATCGGTGGTTTAACTGTGGAACTCTAACTGTAATGTACCAGAACATAGGTCGGTGCATCTTTTATCAAGCAGGTAATACTGTTTCATAACGGTATATTATCTTCAGTCCATACGTACATAGGTGTCATCTCTCCTACATACGCACCTCCTATATTAAAGTCAAAGAACTCTATAGCTTCTTCCATGCTCATCTTATCTCTCATCATTAGTGTCGTGATTATTCTTTCTATAGAGTAAACAACTCTTAGTTTCTTGTAGTCTGTACCTATGATACAGTCATCAAACCCGTCTGCTTTTAGTGGTTCGCTATCGTTCATAGTACATACTCCCATCTAGTTTTAGCAGCAAGTGTTTGCTCTTTATTTCGCTGCCTACCTTTATGATTCCACTTATGTCCTTTATTGGTGCAAGCTGCTGTCCAGTTACTCGCTTTATATATTGTTCCATTGTGTACTTCTGTGTCTTGGTAACTTATTAATAGTTCTATATCTTTCATTTTATTCCTTATATCTTTTACCATTAACCCTATCATTCTTGATGCTGTATTCTTAGGTGCGTCAGGTGCTATCGCTAATCTTCTAAGTTCTAATGTTACACCTGAATCAAAGCTACGTGCTACTGGGCTAGACCAAATAGAAGAAGCATAAGCTAAATCGTTGTGTAAAAATAAATAACAACAATAGTTTTTGTTTCGCACTACGTTACTCCAGTGTATCTTGGGTAACCTGCTGTGCCATAACTCGTTCAACTCACACGCTCTATGTACATTGCATGGTTCTAAGTTTAGATCAACAGCTTTAGTAGGTTTATCTTCTCCTAGTGCTGCTCTAAACAACGGCATCTCATCACGAATCGTCATCTCTATATCCTAGATCGTCTAGTTCTTTCGGTAAGTTACCTTCTTTGATTTGTTCTTCTGTCCACGCCCAAGCTGACGCATTCCAAAGGATAGCTGCCGTATGGTCCTCAGTACTATCGCCCTCCCCCAACGCCAACAGATGTCTAAAAATACTATCATACAATCTACTTAAAGGGAAACCTTGCTTCCAGTTATTGTCTCCGTAAAGCTTTCCGCCATCTTCAAATCTTTTGGCGAGACTGCGTAAGGCGATTGGAGGTATAAGGCTGGGTCGTCCACGTCCAATGTCCCCGTCACGCTTAGCCCCTGTTGAGAAATCTTTAGTGTATCCTTGGTTTGGTAGTTCTTTGGTGTCCATAATCTTTTAATAGTATTTGTTCTGAAGCAGTAGTTATCTGCTCGTAGTAATCGTGCCATCCATGCGTTAATCAAAGCGTCTTGCTCTGTGAGTCCTGCTTTCTCGTAAGCTTTAACAACAGTCTCCCATGTGTATCCTTCCTTATCTAATAGCTTCTTAGCTGTGACGGGTCCTACTTTAGGTACGCCTTTGAATCCATCCGTAGCATCTCCTGTTATAGTTTGTATTAGGTGGAAGTTATCTGCTTCTTCTTCTGAAGGTTGATGGTACTCTCCTCTGTTATAGTCGAAGTAGATACCCGGTACACCTTTGAAGTCTTTGTCTATACTAACTATGATAGTCTCTTCATCCATTGCTTTATCTGTAGCTAAGATAGATATAACATCATCAGCTTCTAAGTTAGCCCACATCACACCGCCTAGTTCCTCGATGATCCACTGCTTTACCTGTCGTAAGATGATAGGCAGTCGAGACTTAGATCGATTAGATTT